CAGACAAGGACACAAACAAGAACAAGAACACAAACCCAAACACAAACTCAAACACAGACAGCTACTCAAACTCAAACATCAACTCAGACACCAACACAGACACCAACATCAACACAGACACCAACACCAACGCAGACACCGACCCAGACACCAACTCAAACTCAGACACCAACACCAACGCAGACACCGACCCAGACACCAACACAGACTCAAACACAAACACAGACAAGGACTCAAACAAGAACATCAACACAAACACCTACACAAACACCAACACCTACACAAACACCAACACAAACAGCATCAAGAACAGTATCAAGAACACCTGGAGCAACAAGGACTAGAACACAAACTCCAACTCAAACATCAACACAGACACCAACACCAACTCAGACACCAACACCAACGAGAACACCGACTCAAACACAAACTAAATCACAAACACCATCTAGTACACAAACACCAACTAGAACATCAACAATATCAATAACACCGAGTAATTATACAACACCAACACCAACACCAACAAAAACCCCGGTATAATACATGGAGATAATATAAATATAATAAATATAATAAATATAATAAATACTAGCAACATATAAGAGAGAACAAAAATGGCAAAGATACCAGTATATGAGATGACGGACACGTGGAATGATGCATTATCCACGTACGATGCAGTTAGGATGGACGTAACAGACACGAATTCCGCGGCTGATTCACGTCTTTTAATGTTATCCGCAACAACCGGAGGTAAGATTATAGTCGATAAAAACGGTTGCATCAACGGGTTAACGGTTAGCTGTGGTGCTGGAGACGTGGTAACTAATACGGCGCTAGGGGTTAATGCAATCAATAGTAATACAACCGGTGGAAGTAATACAGCTGTTGGTTATCGATCTCTCTGTTCTAACACTACTGGGGTAAATAATACAGCAGTCGGATATTCAACTATCCAGTTTAATACCACAGGTATTAATAATACAGCTGTTGGAGACCGGTCTCTCTATAATAATACAGTCGGGACAAATAATACGGCTGTTGGGTTGCAATCACTCTTTTCAAATACATCCGGAACCCAGAATACTGCTAGTGGTATGTATTCTCTCCGTTCAAACACTGCCGGAAGTTATAATACAGCTTATGGATATGCATCTCTCCGTTGTAACACCACTGGTTTAAATAACACAGCGGTTGGGTATGTCTCTCTTCAGTATAACACAACCGGTAATTATAATACAGCTGTCGGGTATGCAGCTCTATTAACTAACACAACCGGTGTAAATAATGCAGCTGTTGGTTATGCAGCTCTATGTTCTAATACTATTGGTAATTTTAATACTGCTGTTGGGTATAATTCTCTTCGGTGTAATACGACTGGTTATAATAATACAGCTACCGGAATGAGTGTATTACAATTTAATACAACCGGATCAAATAATACGGCTAGTGGGTACCAAGCATTGTATTGCAATACAACTGGTATTAATAATGTAGCTATTGGTACGTGTGCACTTTTTGCAAATACAACTAGCATTGATAATGTTGCGGTTGGTCGTGATGCTCTTAAGTGTAATACAGTGAGTGGTAACACCGCGGTTGGTTCTAAAACATTATCGAGTAATGTAACGGGGATAAAAAACACAGCATCTGGTATGTATGCTCTTCGGGACAACACTGCATCATGTAACACCGCATTCGGTTATTCTGCAGCATTATTAAATACAACCGGAACTGGTAATACAGCAAGTGGTTATACAGCATTAAGATCTAACACAACCGGTTCATGTAATACAGCACACGGTAGTAGAGCATTATATAATAACACAACTGGAGTACAAAACACAGCTGTTGGGTATGAGTCTTTATTTGATAATACAACCGGGTGTTTTAATGTAGCTACTGGGTCTCAAGCTCTTCGTGGTAACATAACGGGGATACAAAACATTGCTATTGGTTATCAATCGTTATATACAAATACAACAGGTGGTAACAATACAGCAACTGGATATCGAGCTTTATTTTGCAATACAACTGCAACTAACAACACAGCTAGTGGCACATATTCACTTCGAAATAATACAACTGGTGAGTCTAATACAGCCTACGGGATGAATACCCTTCGTAATAATACAACTGGTAATTATAATACAGCTGTTGGATATCAATCCCTCAACGATAATACAACCGGTACACGTAACACAGCTATAGGTTTGAATTCGGTCTGTAGTAATACTACCGGAGCGTGTAATACTGGTAGTGGTACGGCAGCTCTTCGCTCTAACACAACCGGTTCGTGTAATACTGCTAGTGGGGTATATTCTCTATATAATAACACAATTGGTGGAGCTAACACAGCCTATGGTATGTGTTCTCTCTTTTCCAACACAACTGGTAATTATAATACAGCTCATGGGATGTATTCTCTCTTTTCCAACACAACTGGTAATTATAATACAGCTCATGGGATGTATTCTCTCCGGTTTAACACTACTGGAACTCTTAATACAGCTGTTGGTTATTCAGCTCTATGTGCTAATACCATAGGTATAAGAAATACAGCTGTTGGAGTAAACGCACTTTTGACTAATATAAGTGGGAATTATAATACAGCTCACGGTTATGAATCGCTTTGTTCAAATACCACCGGTTCAAATAATACAGCTACCGGTACTTTTTCTCTCTATTGTAATACAACTGGTAATTATAATACAGCTATTGGAGCTCAGGCATTATTTTTAAATACAACCGGTCAAGATGGGGTGGCTGTTGGATTTGCAGCGTTATATAATAACACAACCGGTAGATCTAACGTAGCTATTGGGATGACCGCTTTATGTTCAAATACAACCGGTACGCGTAACACAGCTATTGGTAGATCTGCATTAAGATCAAATATCGGTGGTTATTACAATACAGCAAGTGGCTATTATTCAATGATTTGTAATACTACTGGTTATAATAATGTTGCAAACGGTTATTATGCATTGAGTAATATTACCACAGGTACCGATAACGTTGCAGTGGGTGTTTTAGCTGGAGAAAAATCAACAATTGCAATACGAAATACAGCTGTTGGTGCATATGCATTACAATATAATATTAGCGGTAATGAAAATGCTGCGTTTGGGTATGGAGCGTTAGGTGAAAATAATACAAGTTGTAATACAGGTATTGGTAATGAAGCATTAAGAAATAATACAACCGGTAAACCTAACACAGCTGTTGGTCATCAATCATTATATACCAACACCTCCGGTTCTTATAATACTAGTATTGGTTATAGATCTCTTTTTGATAACACAACCGGTAATTATAATACAGCTAGTGGGATGTATTCTCTCCGGTATAACACCACCGGTTCTTATAATACAGCTCAAGGGACGTGTGCTCTTTTTGCTAACACGACCGGTGTAAATAATACAACTGTTGGGTATCAATCTCTCTTTTCCAACACAACCGGTTCTTATAATACAGCTCAAGGGATGTATTCTCTCCGTTCAAACACGACCGGTGTAAATAATACAGCTGTTGGGTATCAATCTCTCTTTTCCAACACAACCGGTTCTTATAATACAGCTCAAGGGATGTATTCTCTCTTTTCCAACACAACCGGGGTAAATAATACAGCTGTTGGGTATGCATCTCTCTTTTCCAACACAACCGGTTCAAATAATACAGCTCAAGGGATGTGTTCTCTCTTTTCCAACACAACCGGTGATTGTAATACAGCTCAAGGGATGTATTCTCTCTTTTCCAACACAACTGGTAATGATAATACAGCTATTGGATATCAATCTCTCTATAATAACACAACCGGTGTTAATAATACAGCTAGTGGGATGTGGTCTCTCTATTCCAACACAACCGGTAATTCAAATAGTGCAAGCGGATATAAAGCAGCATTTAATAACACAACCGGTATCCGAAACACCGTAAGCGGTGCATGCGCACTATATTGTAATCAAACCGGGAATGATAATACAGCTAGTGGTTATAAAGCAGCATTTAATACTACCGTTGATAGTATTGTTGCAATTGGTCGTGAAGCATTGTTTAGCAATACAACCGGAACAAGCAATATAGCTACAGGATTGTTTTCACAACACTGTAATACAACTGGATCAAATAATGTATCAATGGGATTATATTCAATGCGGTATAATACTACTGGTTCTAATAATGTTGGTTTAGGGTTTCAATCATTATATTGTAATACAACAGGAGCAAATAATATAGCTATCGGTTCGAATTCATTGTATAACAATACTGTAGGGGATAATAACGTAGCTGTTGGTGTAAGTTCTCTTTTCAACAACACAACCGGTATTTGGAGTACAGCTGTTGGTCATCAATCCCTTTTATCTAACACGGTCGGGAGATTTAATACAGCAATTGGTTATCAATCTCTTTACTCTAATACAACTGGTGATTATAATACAGCGTCGGGATTGTATAGCGCATGCGCAAATACAACCGGGTGTTTTATCACAGCATACGGATATAATTCATTAAAATGTAATACAATAGGTAATACTAATACAGCTGTTGGATCGTTTTCTGGATTTGCAAACACCACTGGATCAGGGAACTCAAGTTTAGGTTATTCATCTCTACGAAATAATACTACTGGAACTTCCAATACAGCTGTTGGTTCAAATTCATTGTATGCTAATACTACCGGTACATATAATACGGCTGTTGGGCATTCATCTCTCTATTCCAACACCACCGGTGGAGATAATACAGCAAGTGGTTATACGTCGATGCGTTATAACACGACCGGTTCACGTAACACAGCGAGTGGAAAAGGAGCTCTTCGTAATAACACTACCGGTTCAAATAATACATCATTTGGTGTTGGTGCATTACAATTTAATACATCCGGATCAAATAATACGGCTAGTGGATACCAAGCATTGTATTGCAATAAAACTGGTATTAATAATGTAGCTATTGGTACGTGCGCACTTTTTGTAAATACAAATAGCATTGATAATGTTGCGGTTGGTCGTAATGCTCTTAAGTGTAATACAGTGAGTGGTAACACTGCTGTCGGTTATGAATCACTTTGCTTAAACACTACTGGGGATGGTAATACAGGTTTAGGATACGCAACCCTTCGCGCAAACACAACAGGTATTTATAATACAGCTGTTGGATATGGATCTCTCTTATTGAATACAGAGGGTGTAAGAAATACTGCAGTTGGTATGCATACATTATGTGCTAACACAACCGGTGCTTGGAATACAGCAGTTGGTTATGCCGCAATGAGAAGCAATACAACCGGTCAATGTAATACCGGTTTAGGTTATTGTGCATTACCGGCTAATACAACTGGTTGTTACAATACAGCTAGCGGTTATGTTGCATTATATAGTAATACAACCGGTAATTTTAATACAGCATCCGGTATGCGTTCATTACAATGTAATACAACCGGTGATTGTAATACAGCAAGTGGGTATGCAGCATTAAGATCAAACACAATTGGTTGTTATAATGCAGCGTTTGGATTTCAATCTTTATATAGTAATACAACGGGTAATTCGAATACAGCTGTTGGTCAAGAATCGTTAAGGAGTAATACAACTGGTAGTGACAACACAACGGTCGGGCATCAATCTTTATATGGTAATACAACCGGTTGTCGTAATGTTGCTAGTGGAGTTAGATCTCTCTTTTCCAATACAACCGGGGTAAATAATACAGCTCACGGATATAGATCTCTCTATTTCAACACAACCGGTGGATGTAATACCGCTAGTGGGTATGTATCTCTCTATTCCAACACAACCGGTACTTATAATACAGCTCATGGGATGTTTTCTCTCTATTCCAACACAACCGGTACTTATAATACAGCTGTTGGGGCACAAGCTCTCTATTCCAACACAACCGGTACTTATAATACAGCTCATGGGATGTTTTCTCTCTATTCCAACACAACCGGTAATTATAATATAGCTGTTGGGGCACAAGCTCTCTTTTCCAATACAACAGGTGTAAGTAATACAGCTGTCGGGTTGGATTCTCTCCGGAGCAATACAACCGGTGTAAGTAATACAGCTGTCGGGTTGAATTCTCTCAATTCCAACACAACCGGTAATTATAATACAGCTGTTGGGGTACAAGCTCTCTATTCCAACACAACCGGGGTAAATAATACAGCTTATGGGGTGAATTCCCTGTACTGTAACACAACCGGTAATTCTAATACATCTGTTGGATATCAATCTCTTTTCAACAACTCTACTGGTGTAAATAATACAACTGTTGGTGTGAATGCTGGTTGTAATATTACTACCCAGAGCGATATTATTGCAATTGGTTGTGGAGCTCAAACATCATTAACAGATGGTCATACAGTGTGGGGTAATGCATCAAATAATGTTTGTAATTGTGTATATGCTGCTTGGGCAACAGTTTCTGATTGCAGAGATAAAACAGATATATCTGAATTACCTGATACATACGGTATTAGTTTCATCAGAAAATTAAAACCTGTAAGTTACAAATCAGATCATCGTGATCTTTATGTTGATAAATGTTCATACATTTATGGTGATAAAGACGGTTCGCTGAAGTCTGATAAATGCCACTACGGTTTTATTGCTCAAGATGTTAAAGAATCTATCGATCAATTAGGTATTGAATTCGATGGTTTAGGCCATGATAAAGAAAAAGATGCATATCGATTAACTTATGAAGAATTAATCGCTCCATTAGTAAAAGCAGTGAATCAATTAGTTGACCGAGTTGAAGTATTAGAAAACGATAATGCATTACTTAAAGATCGAATTAATAAATTAGAAAATATGTAATTGATTTATTGAGGTGTTCCTATAATATTAATATATGAGGAAAGTTCTTATAGGAACACCATCTCATGATGGTAGATTAGATGTTTGGTATGTTAATTCATTAGTTAACACTATCCGGATCGCTCCTAATTTCGATACCCATATTACTGCAGTCTATACAAGCTTCGATAGCCTAGTTCAAAGAGCTAGAAATTCTCTAGTAACTATCGCAATGGAAGAAAATTACGATGATATATTTTTCATTGATTCAGATGTTGAATGGGATCCGCAATGGATATTTAAATTCTTACAGTATCCTGAAGATGTTGTAGGAGCTGCTTTAGTTAAAAAAGATGATGTGAATGAAGGATATACATGCAAAATTACTAATCAAAATATCACATATAACTCAAGAAGAGATCTAATTGAAGTTGATGGTATTGGAACTGGGTTTTTGAAAGTATCCAGAAATGCATTTAAACAATTATATCAATCATCCGCACCATATAAACATGAAAATAAACCTGGAGTAGATCGAATGATATTTGATGTCATAATCAAGGACGATATATTGATTAGTGAAGATTATACAATGTGTAATAAATGGAAAGCGTTGAACGATGAACATAAAATCTGGATGGACCCAACAATTACAATCAATCATATCGGACCTAAAAAATATCAAGGTAATATTTACAACTATTTAAAAGTAAACAAATATAAATTATGAACGAATTTGTAAAACCCATGGGAGGTACAGAGCTTATGTATAATGAGCTCCAAAAACGATTAGATGGTAAATTTGATAATATTTCAATATTTAACTATCCAACGTATGCAGATACCTCGAAAAAAACGGTATATTGGAATCAATTATCATACGATCAACAAGCAGTAAATTTCTTGACAGACCCGAATAATGTAAATCAAATTGATCACTTCGTGTTTGTAAGTTATTGGCAAGCTGAGATGTTTAAGAAATTATTTCCAATTCCAGCAAATAAAATCAAAGTAATCAAAAACGCATGTATTGGTGTTGACGAACGGACTAAATCAACAGATGATGTTGTTCGAGTTTGTTATACATCAACACCTTGGAGAGGGTTAGATGTATTAGTTGAAGCATGGAATAAACTCGCACCAGATAAAGCTGAACTACACGTTTTTTCTGGAACCGAAATTTACGGGAAGGATTTTCATGCTCAACAAAAAGAATATTACAATGAGTTATATGATAAATGTAAGAACACAAAAGGTGTGATTTATAGAGGTAATATTTCAAACGAAACTCTTCGAAATGAATTACAGGATTTTGATATGTTAGCTTATCCATCTTCGTTCGAAGAAACATCTTGTATTAGTGTGATCGAAGCATTATCGTGTGGTTTAAGGGTTGTTTGTTCTTCCTTGGGAGCTTTACCGGAGACAACAGAAGGTTGGGCTCGTATGTACAACTATGTAGGAGACTTTGAACAACATGTCGCGTTATTCTCCGAAATTTTCGATGATGAGATCACTAAAGTACGTAACGGTGAACTTGATTCTCAATTATCTACACAAAGATCAATATACGAGCCTCGATGGAATTGGGATGCACGTATAACGGAATGGGAAGAATTTTTAAGATCGATATGAAATTATTACAAGATTTAAACATCAAATCTGTTCTAGATATTGGAGCAAATATCGGTGAGTTTAGTACTGAAGTTAAAAAACTTATACCAGATTGTAATTGTTTCATGGTTGAAGCAAATGCTCATTGTGCTCCATATCTAGAAAAAACTGGTATTCCATATGATATTGCAACATTATCTCATACGAGAGGGTTTGTAAATTTTTTTATCCAACCCGATAATCTAATTGGAACCGGAGCATCAATGTATAAAGAAAATACAGAGTTTTATAAAGATCCAATAAGGCAAGTGGTTGTAACTAAAAGACTTGATGATTGTAATTATATCCAAGGACCGATCGATCTCATTAAATTAGACACTCAAGGATCTGAATTAAATATTTTAATGGGTGGTCTCGAAACAGTTAATAGATGTAAATATATTTTGATTGAAACATCATTAACTGTATATAATCAAGGAGCACCATTAATTGATGGAACATTTAATTTAATGAACCAACTAAATTTCAAAACAAATACAATATTTGAGTATAAATACAATGAGAACGGAATATTTCAAATTGACTTTTTATTTGAAAAACAATAAATAAATATATAAATATTATTATGGCAGATATACCAGAAAATCCTAGAGGCGCAGTTCTTGCTGCATTTGATTCAGTTAACTTAATCAACGGTATTGTTGCGGGTACCGGAATGGTTAATGAAAGTTTAGCAGACCGAGTTTCAACCGTTGAACGTAATGTTGGTCATCTTAACATTATGATTGAAAAAGATTGGTTTGTTGAAGCATTAATTGGGACTGAAGAAGACGATCTCACCGCAGCTATTACAGATGGTGAAGCATATGTTGCTGCAAATTCTTAATTAAACCATCTTGAAATTATCAGAATCCTCTTAAATTAATTAAGAGGATTTTTTATGGAAACACAAAAGATATTTTATCAGAGTTCATTGCCTAGATCAGGCTCTACATTATTGCAAAACATAATTGGTCAAAACCCGGATTTTTATGTTACCCCAACATCAGGTGTACTTGAATTGTTATATGCAGCAAGACATAATTATACCAATTCGCCTGAATTCCAAGCTCAAGACCAGCAAACAATGGAAGATGGTTTCCGTGGATTCTGTAAAGGCGGATTTGAAGGGTTTTATAAAAACATTACAAACAAACCATACGTGATTGATAAATCACGCGGATGGGGATATTATCAAAATTTCATTAAATTTTTTCAACCAGAACCGAAAATTATTTGTATGGTCCGGGACCCTAGAGCTATTATCAGTTCTATGGAAAAAATCCATAGACAATCAGCTCATACATCATCTCCTGTTGTTAATGATAATAATATGCAAGGTATTACAACAGAACAACGTATTGATATTTGGGTACAATCTCAACCAGTTGGTCTCGCTTTTGAACGATTAAAACAAATTATCAAAGAAGGTAATGATAAAGATATGTTATTTGTTAAGTATGAAGATCTAACAGCATATCCAGCTCAACAATTGAAAAGAATTTATGATTATTTAGAGGTACCAAATTATAATCATGATTTTAATAACGTGCAACAAATTACAAAAGAAGATGATGAAGTGTATGGAATCTATGGAGATCATACTATCCGAAATAAGGTTGAAGTTCAATCAAATGATTTCAATCAAGTATTAGGTCGTGATGCCGCTCAATGGGTTGCTAACTTTTACGGTTGGTTTTACGATTATTTTAAGTACACGGTTTAGTGGTTGATTTTAATACCTGGTGTATATAATATATAATATGCCAGGTATTAAAATCATTCGTAAAAATAAGATCAATTCTCAACTAGATTTCAGTCGAATTTCAACCGAACCAAAACGAAAATCTCCCCCAGATACCCCCTTACCGAATAATCAATCAACCCCGATTATTGATACACCCACAGCTAAACAAAAACAATTTCGTGATTTAGTCGGTACAAATTATCATGAAATAATCGATCAATCCCGTAAAGGGAACCAAAAGATTTTTATACAAATTGCTGCATATCGGGATCCTGAATTAGTTAAAACAATTAAGAGTATTATTGATAATGCTGATAATCCAGAAAATTTAACTTTTGGGATTTGTTGGCAACATAATCAAGATGATGATTTTGATAAGGAAATGTATAATTATCAAACTGATCCAGCATTTCGTATTATCGATGTCCCGAATAATATTAGTCATGGAACATGTTGGGCAAGACACACAATCCAACATTTATATTGCGAAGAAGAATTTACATTAGCAATTGATTCACATCATAGGTTTGTAAAGCATTGGGACTCAGAACTTAAGAGTATGTATTATTACATGCAAGATAAAGGATTTGAAAAACCATTATTTACTGGATATGTAACGAGCTATAAGCCATGGTTAGAAGGGACGGATGGAACAACTAATTACACATATGAAAACGGGTTTGAGGTTGATCCGTGGAAGATGGTATTTGATAGATTTATTCCAGAAGGTGCAATTTTCTTCTTACCAACATCCATGTCAAAACAAGAACAACAAGAACCAATTGCAAGTAGGTTTTATTCAGCTCATTTTTGTTTTACAACTGGAAAAATGTGTAAAGAAGTCCCACACGATCCAAATTATTATTTCCATGGCGAAGAAATTAGTATTGCTGTAAGAGCATACACTCACGGATACGATCTATTTCATCCACATAAAATTGTATGCTATCATGAATATACCAGAAAGGGTAGACCACATCATTGGGATGACAATAATAAGGAACAAGGTAGGGAACACGATTGGTATGAAGTTAATGATATGTGTCATAAACGTAATCGGATTTTATTTGGTATGGATGGAGAAGATCCGAATCAAATAAATTTTGGTGATGAATACGGTTTTGGTAAAGTTCGCTCTCTTGCGGAATATGAACGATATGCTGGTATAAATTTCAAAACACGTTCAATCTCAACAGAATGCCGTGATCACATTGTACCAGAATACCCATATTTTAATAAAGAAATTAAATGGGTTAAAAACTGGTGTGTAGATTTTTTCATACCCTGGGCTGAACTACCACCAACATATGAAGATACAGAATTTTGGTATGTAGGGGTACATGATGAAAACGGTAATGAATTAAAGCGTGAAGATTTACAAATTGACAAGATTAAAGAAATTTACGATGAACGGCAAGACATGTTTGCTGCAAGATTTCCAATGTCGTTAACATCTGACGTAAAACCTGTTAGTTACACGGTCATACCATATTTGAAAAATAAGGGATGGTTAGATAAGATTGTTAAATCTGTTGATCTCATATAAACACGAATTAAATCATTATACCAGGATGCAATGAAAGAAGAAACTATTTTTATACAAATCGCTTCGTATCGTGACCCCGAATTACTCAAAACACTCGAGGATTGTTTAGATAAAGCTAACAAACCAGAAAACTTACGGTTTGGTATTTGCAAACAATCAAATCCAGCTGATGATTTTGATGATACATCTCAATATGAAAATGATCCAAGATTCAAAATTATACATGTTGATTGGATGGAATCAAAAGGTGTGTGTTGGGCTCGACATTTAGTTCAAAATGAATATGATGGGGAAGAGTATACATTACAAATCGATTCACATCACAGATTTGTAAAAGGTTGGGATACCATTTTAATAGATATGGTTAAACAATTGCAGAAAAAAGGATATAAAAAACCATTACTTACTGCATATTTACCATCATATGAACCGTGGAACGATCCCGACGGGAGAGTTAACGTGCCGTGGTTTATGGAATTTGATCGATTTATCCCGGAAGGAGCGATCTTTTTTATTCCAGCAACAATGCCGAATTGGAAATCCCGGGTTGAGCCAATGCGTTCTAGATTCTATTCAGCTCATTTTGCATTTACAGTTGGTCAATTTTGTCATGAAGTAAGACACGATCCAGAGTATTATTTTCATGGAGAAGAAATTAGTATTGCTGCACGAGCTTATACTCACGGGTATGATTTATTTCATCCCCATAAAGTAGTTTGTTGGCATGAATATACCCGGAAAGGTCGCGATAAACATTGGGATGATCATGATCCAGCAACAGGTAGTAAATATGGGTGGTCCACTGTTAATAACGCAAGTCACTATAAAAACCGGATGTTATTTAACATGGATGAAACTGATAGAGAAAATTTAGATTTCGGTCCATTCGGATTTGGTACAGAACGAACACTCGAAGAGTATGAACGATACTCCGGTATTAAATTTGATCGGAGGGGTGTATTGAGTTATACTTGGCCAGAACTAAAAGAACCACCAACACCAAATTATGTTGATAATCCAGATATATATCCAACGAAAGAAGATTGGGTTAACGATTTTGGTAGAAACTGGTGTGTTGATATTTGGATAGATAAAGCTCGTATTACAACACCTGATCATGCAGATTGTAATTTCTGGTGTTGTACAGCACATGATAATACAGGAGCGGAAATATTTAGACAAGATTTAAATAGGTTTCAAATTGAAGAAGAACTAGCTAAAGACAATGCAAGTTTCTTTTTAAAGTTTTGTAGTGATAAAAAACCAGCATCATGGTGTGTATTACCACATAGTGAATCAAAAGGGTGGTTAGAACGTATTGGTCCAGAACCAATATCATTACCAAATTCGAAGGTTGAGGTAGAAAATAATACCTATGGATATTAACGTTAACAATCATATCATTGGAGAGGATTTTGGTGGGAGAGTAAGTTGTGAATACAATACCTGGCAGGTTGAAAGAATTTACGATATAATCTTACACCATTACGGTCGTTCTGGTGAACGAATGTTCAATTTATCTGTAGGTGCATGTGATGGTACATTTCACGATACTATCTCAGCTTATATGAATGCATATCGATGGGTTGGTATGTATATTGAGCCAATCCCGGATGCATTTAAAGCGTTGAGTAAATTTGTTTCAACGGAATTACATCCGGATTGTATTATTGAAAATGTTGCAGTTTCTGATGCTCCTAGAACCGATACAATGTGTTACATCCCATGGGATATAATTCATAAAAATAATCTCCCTGAACCAATTATTGGTATGGGATCATTTGTCCCACCTAAAAATGGTTTTGAATCTGACCCTGAAACAAAAAATTTACTTGACATATACGGCGAACTTATTGAGATACCTGTAGTTACAGTAGATAGTTTGTTAGAAAAACATGGAATAGTTAGTATTGATTTTTGTACAATTGACACAGAAGGGTTTGATTATGAGGTATTTAAAGGATTTAATGTTGAAAAATATTTACCGAAGGTAATAAAATTCGAATTATTCAACAATGAATTAGACAAGCTCATTGAATTATTTGACAGATTAATTGCGGCAGGATATCTATTAACAAATCAAGAAGGATGCGATATAATGGCATTTCATTCTTCTGAAATTGAAAAATTCAAAAAGAACCGGCGATGGAAAGAAGTCATTAAATTAGGAGAATGTATTGAAGGTAACGGATACAGAATTGACATAAACGGTAATTATGTTGATGTGCCAGAAAATATAGAAGATGGAGATCGTTTTGATAAAGATTTGCCTATTATTAATGAAGTGCCACTTAAGTCAAAGACGACAATAGTGACAGGTATATGGGATTTAAAGAGAGACACGCTCTCCGATAGTTTTAAACGTCCATTTAAACATTACCTTGATCGCTTTGCTGAGTTATTAGAGACAGATTCTCCGATGATAATTTTCATAGAGAAGAAATACGAAAGTTTTATTTGGGAGCGAAGGGATCCAGAAAACACATCCGTAATAATAAAAGAGGTTGATGAATTTAAAACATGGTTTGAATTTTACGATAAAGTGCAAGCAATTCGTTCTAATCCGGATTGGTACAATAAAGCATCCTGGCTCGCTGAAAGTACTCAAGCCGGATTAGAACTTTACAATCCGATGGTAATGTCTAAAATGTTCATGTTAAATGATGCATGCATATCCAATCCATTCAATACAGATTATTTTCTTTGGGTTGACGGTGGTATTACTAATACAGTTCACCAAGGATATTTTACTCACGATAAGGTTATTAACAAGATCCACAGGTATTTACAGAAATTTTTATTTGTTTGTTTTCCATATGAAAACTACGAAATTCATGGATTTGATCATGAAAGTTTAAGGCAATATTGTAATGTTGATAAAACTACAAGAGTTGCAAGAGCAGGGGTATTTGGCGGACACAAAAAATACATTTCAAAAGTTAACGAGTTATATTACGCATACTTAAAGTCTACATTAGAGGAAAATCAAATGGGGACCGAAGAAAGTATTTTCACAATATTAACCTATAAGCATGAAGATTTAATCGATAGAACAATGATTCGTGATGACGGTTTATTTGATTGTTTTTTCGAAAATCTTAAAAACGATACAGTTGAATTAATTACAACTAGAAAAACAAGACCAGTTGATGAATTAAAAACATATTTGTATGTTATAACATATAATTCTCCAGAACAATTTTTGAAATTATGTGAAAATTGGAGTGAAACTGAGTGGTTTGATAAATGTACTAAAGTTGTTTTGAATAACTCAACAGATTTATCCACAACAGAAGACTACGAAGCAATTTTCGATTTATATGGATTTGAACATCATAAAAAAGATAACATAGGTATTTGTGGTGGAAGACAGTGGGTAGCTGAACATTTTGATAAGACTGATGGTGATTATTATATCTTTTTAGAAGATGATATGTACATCCACACATCATTTCAAGGTTTATGTAAATCTGGTTTTACTACATATGTTCCAGATTTGTTTTATAAAACTCATATGATTATGGAAAAACATGGATTTAATTTCTTGAAATTTTGTTTTTCAGAATTTTTCGGTGATAATAAAACACAATGGGCATGGTATAATGTTCCTCAAGATGTTCGTGAACGATATTGGCCGGAGAAAAAACACTTACCAGCATCTGGTTTAGATCCAAATGCACCATTGGTTAAGTATAATAATATATACAATTTTGATGGGTTAGCATATGCTGACGGAGAAATTTTTTATTGTAATTGGCCGCAATTAGTTTCAAGGGAAGGTAATGTTAAGATGTTTTTAACGGAGAAATGGCAACACCCTTTTGAACAAACGTGGATGTCGTATATGTATCAACAAACAGTAGCTGGAGAATTGTATCCAGCTATATTATTAGCAACACCGTGTTATCATGATCGATTTGTTTATTATGATGCATCAGAAAGAAGAGAGAATTAAAAACTTCCGTATTAAATAATATCAATGGAAGTTAAAACCTTAAATAGTTCCAATACTTTAAGTTTAAGTGCAAATTATGGATTAGACGATAATGTCGTTCTAACCAAATCTGCACGCTCTACATACCATGGATTGAATTTTACCCTTGATGATTGTTTGTCTTCTATTAGAGATACTTCAATTAATAATTATAGCTCTTTTTATCTATCCGATGATGTTGATTATAATAGCTTTTTGTATCTTAATAATTTATCAATACCAGCAAATTATACGTTCACTACTTACTTGCAAGTTAATACCGTGTACCTTAATGCTGTTTCAAATGATCCATACCCGTATTCAACCTTGACGTTTGTCGATGAACTTAATTCTAATACAACATACTTTGAAATTAATTTCTTGGATGATAAAAATTGTAAGATTAAACATACCGAAAATGAGTTAACTCGTTATATCTCATATGATTATATAAATAGTCAAGTTATATTATTAACAGGGACAGATGTAATATCTGATAATGATATAAACACATTTCAGTATTATTACGATGTAGTTAACGATAACATTATTTTCACGAAAAAAATTTACGATAAAACGACATATTTAACATGTAATTTTAACTCATTAACATTAGCATTATCAAATATATCTACAACTCAGCAATTATCGCCGTGTTTACCAACACAAATTTTTAAGGTCCGCATTAATGCATCAACAATATCAAATAAACTTTCAACATCTAATTACGTGTATACGGAAAGTTTAGATACAACTAAATTAATTGTAGATACGAATAAAAGCACTAGTGGGGTTAAAACTAACTTTTTGTACAATACACAGTATTATAACATTAATCCGTATATCTCAAATAGTTTTGATGTCAATATTTTAAGTCTTAAAACACAAAAAACTGTGTATAATACTCAATCTCAAGGTAATGTGTTTGTTAATCAACCTGCGTTTAAACATAGATACTACGAAAGCTTATATACAGGTGTAAATCAAGAAACAGGTAATGCAAATATTCAATTAGGGTTTGCTAGTTATACATTAACCAAACAACTTAATGCCGATACGTTAACATATTTCCATATACCTTTTGATATATATCCTTATGAAAAATTAAATGTTAATGATACCTCGTTGGTTGTATCTGGAGCAATAGCAAGTGATACACCTTATTATTCGGATAAAATTTTTAAACGTTTACAAAACGGTAAGTACGACACTCATTTCGGGAATGTGAGCGACACACAAACCGGATCATTTTTATGCACATGGTTATCTGGCGGTCCAGATATTAATAGTTCCGGAGTATGGGTTGACCGATATTACAATCCAGCAAATATTAGCTACTACCAAGCATTGGTTAACCCATCTGTTGGATTAACTACTAATTTTGCTGAAATTAGTAGTTCGACTGGAAACGATAATATTGCATATGATATCTATGATGTAACAAGTAATTTGGTGTTTGAAAAAGGTGCATTATATGCATATCACCATATTGGTAATAACAATTGTAAAAGTTTTGTCGATGGGTTGTCATCTAAATTGATTGTCGATAATTTCGATTACTATTTTACAACAACATATGATCGAAAAGTGTATACAAATGAAATAGTGTTTAATTACGATCATTTTGCAAAAGTATTAGATACACCATTAGATTCAGTTTCACAATTTGATAATTTTAGTATTTCATTTGATATATCGACTGATAATTGGTTAAAACCATTTGGATCTCAAATTTTAGGTAATTATACAAACAAAGGGTTTGGAGTATTCAACACTCGACAAATCACTCCTTATTCGGTAGTTTATAACGATAACAAGATTACATTGTATAATACTCACGGAACATTTATTAGAGACATTTACACAGAAAATACCATTATTGGAATTCAACAATTTGAACCGAATAGTTATTTTATTGTATTTGATAACAAAGGTTATGTCACCAAATATTCTTATATTGGAACTGCATTAGATAAGAAATACATAAGTGAGTTAGTTACAGCAGATGATATTAATTTTTATTCATTCAATAACTACACATTTATTTTAATTAACGAAAATTGGTATAGATTAAATCCAGATTCATTTGAGCTCGAGTCAAGTGCTGATTTGAACTATTCAACAATTAAGGTAGGAGTTGATAGTTTTAAAGGTATTGCTGTAAAAGATTCATCCGTTTATCTTTTATCCGGATCAAATGTTAAAGTTTACGGTGATGAGATATATTTCTATACGTCTCCTGAATTGTATTATTACAATATAACAAATCAAAACTTCGGAATAAAAGCAATCGGTGAAATACAAGATTATGTTTTTGATCCCGTTGGTAATTGTTATTGTTTAGTTCAAGGAGATAAAATTGCAACAATAGATTCATTGGATAATTTCAGTGTTGTTGAATTATCATCACTTACAGGGTTCACACGTACGATAGGTAGATCCATTGATCTCATTAATGAATTCTATGGAGATGAATATATCACGAACTATTTATCGATTTATAGTTTAAGTTCAAACAATGTATTAGGTATTCCAGCATACATTAGATGTAAGACAGATTTAACAAACCCTATAACAACAATCTCTGGAACGACCGGGAATGCAGTAGATTATTCAAACATTAATAATATCAACAACCATAACTACATTATCAACAATTATGGTACAGCAAATACAATTGATGTTAAAGTCAAATTACCAAATATTTACGATGTTCAAACTTATGAAACAGGTACATTAACATACCCGCTATCAAATTTATCTCCAGGATATCACAATTTCACAATAACATTTGATACAACAGTTGGTGTTTTCAATTTATATGTTGATGGTAAAAATGTGAGTTATTATCTTTTCGATCCAGGTAAATATAGTTTTGGAACAATATTTGATAATTCGTTATATGTAGGGACCGAAGCGAGTTATGGTAGTAACAAATTGAACGATAATTTAAAAGATACTAATTACTACAATTACGGTAAATTTAAGATGAAGAATTTATATATGTATAACGAGCCGTTGTATTTATATGATATTGCAAATCTAATTCGCACTAAATATAAGATTGAAAATTTGTTATTTGAAATCCCTACTGGGAAGCGGAGTTACGTTGAAACTATTGATAAATTTTACATGAACAAACTACCAGGTCGCAAGAGTAATTTGTTAAATATAAGCATACAAGATACAGGTATTACAGAATTAGCATTACAAGAAAACATATCTACGGATATTTACGCTAATATAAATAAGGTATTGCCTGCAAACACAAAACTTAACAACATAGTTTGGGAAAAAGATAATGGTTAATATTTCAACAGAATTTGAAAGGTATGAATATTCATTTAATAGAAGTTTAAGTTCTTCTATGATTTTACCGTACGTTAAATCTGATATTGAAATAGGAGTTAACGAGATTGCAAACAATAGTAATATCAATACCAGTTTAGATAAATTACAATCGAACTTAATGTATTTGTATTCATTATCTAAATTTGCAAATCCAAATTTACCAGCAAATTATGTTGGTTGGTTGTCAACCGCTATTTCTAGTAGATCATATCTAAACATAACATTTAAAGGTAAATTTTTCGTTAGTGGTGTACAAACTGATACCGGTGGAGTTATTCAAACAACAATACCATATTTTAACATAACAGATGGAAATGGTAACAACTACAATTTTGTTTTTACCTATAACGGACTAACAAATCCTGGTGTAGAATATTTACCTGTAGGTACTACATATTATATTGATATTTCAACGGAATTATCCGAAGATTCATTATCTGTATTAGAAGTCCAACGTATTTTAGATGAATTAGGGTTTACAACAACTTATTCAATTGACGGTTCTGGTGTAATTACATTTACAGTTCAATCTCCTGCAGAGGGAGCAACATTTTTTGGGAACAAAAATCCGTTAAGTTATAGTTATACATTCGGAAATGAAATGTATGTTGATGTAAGTCAAGGAACACTAACAACTACATTTGAAATACATACTTCAGCAACATCCAATATTAAACCAAATCCATCAAATTTTGATGATTTAAATAACATTTCGATTGGACCAGCAGAATTATCCGGATATAATACAATTTATGCATGTTCGGAGACACGTATCCAAACATTAAGTGGTAATTTCACGACTGGAGATTTTATATTTGCTGGGTATACCGATAAATACGGAACCAACAATGATCTTAATTTCATAAAAATAAACGGATCAGCTTATTACAACAATAGTTTATATGTATCAGATGAAGGAAGGAACAATGTTGTTAAATTAAACATTTCCGGATTCACGAGGGACGACAGTCATCGATACAACAGATTTTTCGAAACAGAAATAATAGGAGGAGAAGGCGGTGTTAGGGATAACTATTCATTTAACAAACCAAAAATTATTGATTTTTACAACGGTAATCTATATGTTTTAGACCAAGGTAATCAATCGATTAAAGTTTACGATGAAAATTTAGGGTTTGTTAACAATATAAGAAAATATGCAACTTATGTCTCCAACCCACCAATAGCTATTAAAATTTTTGATGATAAATTTTACTGGTTAACACAAACTGGGGTGTTATTTATATTTGATTTAGAGTTAAATCTGCTCGATACAATTACTCTAGAAAGATCAAATGTAGCTGAAATATTTTTGGATCTAATTATATCAACAGAGAATAATAACTATTACATTTTAACCAAAACAAACATCTACAAATATTTTACAGATAGCAATACCTATATAGGTAAATTTGATTTATCTGACACAAATATAGGACAAATCAATTATAAGTTTCTCAATTTAATAAACGTATCATCTGGAAAAGATTTAATTTACATTTACAATAAGATCAACGAACGAGGTACATTTATAGTATGTAATGAGGATGAAAACTTCTTTAATTTACTAACCGACTATGATTTCAACATATATAGTAAGGAAGAGATTCATTTAAATCCAAATGCATATGCATCTGATTTTGCATATAACGGAGCGTTTCATAAAATTCTGCAGAACACACTTCAATTAAGAAATTTCATTTATCGGAAGATTAACACAATAATGGGGTATGACGGGTTATTAACATTTACAGGTGTTACGTATTACGATGGGGATGATTTATCAATAACAAATTACAAACCAACATTAAACAATTACATCGGATCAAATGAAATATTTTCCCGAGGAGTTGTAAACAGGTGTTTAGGAGAAGTATATAATTTACAATCACAATTAATTGAACTATATAAGCCGGTCATCACATATCCAGCAAAACGGACTGTTAATTTAGGAGGGAACGAAAATGCATTAATGTTAGAAACATATCCAGGAGACTCATATGCATTCTTTTTATTAGAAAAAGACGAAGACCCTATATTAGATGACGTGATTTTATTAGAAAACGTTCCATTAACTTAAATAAAATAAGATGTCTAAGAAAATATCACAATTAGATCCAATTTTAGCGAGTCAAATTGCTTCAGGTGATTTATATACATTAGTTGATGTATCTGAAGAAACTCCAGATTTGATTAATAAATCGATTCAGACTAGTGAATTTGTATCATTTTTAAAAGATCAATCAAATTTATTCCCTATTGATTTTTCAGAAAATTATATCAAAACAGACGCGTTTATTAATGATGAACAAATCCCTATTGCAGATAAAATTAAGAATCAAACTGTTAATATTGCAGATATAAAAGCTCTTAAATTTGATGCATATGGTAGAGTTTATGATTTCACAAATAATACAGAAATAGGATCTGCAGATGAAATATTAATAGCTTCTGGTACAGCCGGAACATGGTATAAAACAGCTATTACATCAGATACAACAACTGCACAACCAACCACACTAACTGGTAATGGTATTTCTGAAACAACTGGTATTGACAATGCAGGTTATTTTTCAGCTGAAAGTTATTACTATCCGAAACATGAAAATTATACCACCCCGTATTATCAACAGATAAATTATAATGATCGTCAAGAAAACGATTACGATTGGACATATTTGTTTTCAAAGACTTATGGTAGATTTAAAAAGACAGAAATAGATATAACAGTTGGTGGTGTTTATATGCGTGATGTACAAATACAAGGTCTTAGTAAAATACATCTTGAAATTGATTGGGTAAATGCTACTGTAATTGGTAATGGTATACTCGCATCTTACACAAATAAAAACTTCACATTTTATATGTCTGGTGAATTATCCGATACTACAATAATTACCGGCATTGTAACCAATAACGATTATATCGCTCCACCGAAATTAATTATTGACTACACCAATAAACAAATTACAGGCTTACCTATTCCAACTCCAATTTACGGTGGATTTTATCAAAATGGTTGTGCACCAATAAGTTTAATTATTAATAATTACACATAATGCCTAGGAAAAATATACAACAATTAGCGACGGCATCTGATATATCAACAAATGATTTATTGGTGAATGCAATACCTGATATTGACAATCATAAAGTTCAATTAAAGGAATTTGCAGATTATTTAAAAAATTATTCTGGATTATTACCTTTAGATCTAACAGGTAAATATGTCAATTTTAATAACATAGATACATCAGTCAAACAAACAAATATAGCTGATATTGAATCATTATCATTTAATGAATATGGTATTATTAGCAATATAACTCTCAATAATAATATAGTAAGTGAACAATTAGATTTATATTCCGGATATATTGATACGACATATATTCCTGGGTATTTCGATCGATATACACCCATAAGATCTGATAAAAATCGATTAATTAGCGATGTTCGGGTCCATAAAACAACACATGCAGGGGTAACATCATCAGATAGTTGGGAAGTGCTATTTGATACAGAATACACAAATTATAGAAAAACGATTGTAAGTTATATTCACGAACGAGCAGATACATCTAACAGTTTAGAGCCAGCTGGAGATTTTAAAATTTACATTTATTGGGACGGAAACAACAACACCAAAATTCAAGGAACAGGTATTATTCGGTATACATCTCAAGGACAAATAGATAAAACCGCTACAATTTTATATCCATTCCAACCATTATTAAACAACAGATCGTATGCCCCGGTTGGGTTAACTAGTGGAGACACAGCAACAAAGACGAAGTTCAACTTACTATCTATAAGTGTTGACGGAGCAAACAAGAAGATATTACGATTGCCGATATCACCATTTGTACCGATTTCTGGTGAAACACACGGGATCACAATTACTATTGAATCATTTGCATAAATAACTATATGGCAGTTATCGATTGCTCTGCAGTAACACCTGTAAGTGCATTTTATTCAACGAATTTAAACAACGTAATCGACGGATATAATCGATTAGGTGAGCGTATTTCCCGGGCATTAGGAGCGCCATTAATTAACGTTGAAATTCACCAAGATCAACTATTTGAAAACATAAGTATTGCGATTGAATTATTCACCAAATATGCTGGATATACAAATGAATACTTAATTTTCAATTCTGATTTATATGAGCGTGGCAAAGGTATTCGATTAGATGTATTATTTTCGGCAAACAAAGGAGCAAATTCTGAAACAATCACAACAGAAGCTGAAAAGTTAAACCCGAATTTTAATTTTAGATACGAAGATAATCAAGGATCTCAATTTGCTCCGCTATATAGTATTGGGAAAATGGTTGTAGGTGAAGCTGCCAATCCGTATATTTTTCAAGTTGGTAATCAACTAAAACCAGATCAATTAGCTCTCAACCAATCATATGATTATCTATTAGATGAATATAGAAAAGTAATAGATGTTCGAGGATTTGAAATGGGTTCATCGGATGGTGTTAACACATTATTTACAATTGAACAAACATTAGCTCAACAAACATATTTTTCATATTCAATGGGTAACTATGGATTTGACTTGGTTAGTTGGTATGTACTCAAAAATTGGTTAGACACGAGAGAAAAGATGTTAGCTCTCCGTAGAGCAATTAATTTCAATGATCGCACACAATACATGCAAATGTATCCGGAGCCAAAAGACGAAACATTTTGGGGAATATTAGAGTGTTATGTTGAAAAGCCTATTGCATGGGTTGTTAAAGAACAATGGGTTTACCAATATGCTCTTGCGTTATCCAAAATTACCGTTGGTCGTGTAAGAAGTAAGTATAGTAACGTGCAACTATTTGGAGGTGGTATGCTCAATTACGATTTACTTGAAGAAGGTCGACAAGAAAAAGAAAAACTCGAAGAACAATTATTTACTGGAGCATCACCAGGTATGGGAGATAATTACCCTATATCATTTGTCATCGGCTAGTAATTTTAGTTAGTAAAACTATTATGAATAAAGACAATAAATTAATATTCGAAGCATTTTTAAAATCTGTTACAAACAAAGCTTATATTTTTATATCATATGATGATAGAGCTATGAGTCAAGCAAAAATAACAACGGTTCAAGCTCAACAAGTACCGGAACTGTTAACATTCGGTTTAGATAAACTTCTAGAAGGTCAATATGATGAAGATACAGATGAATCTAATCGGTTTGAATACGTTGAAGTATATGAACCGGATGGTACGAGAACCGCGAATGAAGCTATAGCATTATCATCTACTACAGATGTGGTATTATCCTACACAGGTGGAGATGATGTAATTATAGTAACGCACAATTTACAGTCAATATATGATAGTTTAATTGATGATGTTGGTATGCCTAAAGAAAATGCAGATTCGATTATGAGAAGATTAATTGATGACGGGGCCGTTGATTATTTTTCATATAATGAAGGTAATCATTTCCATGAACCAGAACATGTAATTTTTTATAGAACTAGTAATGACCCTAAAGACTGGTATAGAGTTAATGCATTAAGCGAAGTGAGTCAAGTTATCGGTAAGAGTTTATCTAATGCATTTGGTAGTCGCGATTTTGAACAACCAGAAGATCCAAATAGAGAAGATCCAGATGACAACTTTTAGACAAGGCGTATATCGACCACAAAATCACAACAAATATCGTGGTAAAACATATCCTGTCTACCGATCAGGGTGGGAGCTTAAGTTTTTCAAATGGTGTGACAATAACCCTAATATATTAGCTTGGAATAGTGAAAGTGTTGTAATACCATATACTAGCCCATTAGACAATCGGATCCATCGATATTTCGTTGACGGTTTAATAACAATTAAAGAAAAAACAGGGATTAAGACATATTTAATAGAGATAAAGCCATCATCACAAGTATCCCCTCCAGTGCAAAAAAAATACAAAAGAAGGAAGACCATGCTCTATGAACAGCGGACATATGTAATAAATAGAGCTAAATGGGATGCTGCAGAGAAGTGGGCATCCAAGAAGGGTATTGAATTCAAGATACTCACAGAAAAAGAGTTAGGATGTTAAGATGCTATTAAATTACGATAATCTAGTTAACAAATACAACATGCACGTGACAGGTGTAATACACATTGGTGGTCACCACGGTAGTGAATACGACATATACAAAAAATATGATGAAATTAACCACATTTTATTTTTTGAGCCAGATTCTGATAGTTTTAAAATTTTAAAAGAAAAAGTTAAAGACGACACGCGTGTTATATGTATAAACAAGGCATTAGGGCCATTTGAAGGTCGTACCACATATTACAAGAGTAAAGATAATTTAGGTCAAAGTAATTCATTAATGAAACCTGTAGTTCACGCGAAGCAATATCCCGGTATTGTTTTTGACGAAGAGGTTGAAATTGAATTTCATCCATTAGATAAATACAAACCCACCGATGTTTTCAATTTAATTAACATAGACGTACAAGGATTTGAACTGAATGTATTTATAGGAGCAAAGAAAACCCTTAAGAACATCAAATACATTATTGCAGAAGTAAATCGGGATGAATTATATGAGAACTGTGCAACAGTTAACGAGCTAGACGCATATCTCGGCACACACGGGTTTCGGAGAGTAGAGACATCGTGGGCTGGTCAGACGTGGGGAGATGCTTTTTACATCAAGGAATAGCACAAAAATCAAAAAAAAGTTCACCTAGCTATAAATAATAAATAAGATGTCTTACAGATTACTAGTCGAACAGCCAGCACCAAAAGATTCTTTTGAATATATTTTCGAAGAGAAAAAAGAAGGAGCTGGGCAGACACTATACATTAAAGGCCCATATATGATGGCTGAAGATGTTAACCGTAACAAGCGCTATTATCCGAAAGATGAATTAGAACGCGAAATCAAGCGATACATGAAGGATATGGTGAAAGAGAACAGAAGTATGGGGGAGTTAAATCACCCAACATCTGCTGAGGTTGATTTAGAGCGTGCATGTCACATGGTTACTGAATTATGGTGTGAAGGTAACATGTACTACGGAAAATCCAAAGTATTATCAACTCCATGCGGTCAAATTGTACGAAGTTTAGTTAACGATGGGGTTAAGGTTGGGATGAGTTCACGTGCATTAGGTCAATTGACAGAAGAAAGTAACGGAATAAACCGGGTAAGTGAAATGAAGTTAGTTGCTGTTGACTGTGTATCGGATCCATCATGTCCAAAAGCATTTGTTAACGGGATATTAGAATCCAAACAATTTGTATTATCTGAAGACGGAAAGTTTGAAGAGGCGTATGAAACTTTTGAGACTAGTCTTAAGAAACTACCTAGAAAAGAGATGAACGACTATTTAAGAGAACAAATTTTCGAATTTTTAGATAAAATTAGCTAAAGAGCATAAATAGATATATAATCTTATGACACAACAGCGTAAACAGGTTAAAAAATTAATAGCAAACATCCTTGAGGGTGATTACAAAACTGCTCACAGAGCATTAAAAGCTGTTGTTGAAGCTAAAATCAAACGAAACATTGTAAAAGCTTCAAAGAAGGGACTTTTTTAATATGGACAAAAATATCAGCAAATTAATCCAAGAAAAAGCTCAAGACATCCTCACGGAGGACACATTGCAGCAAATTGAAGAAGCATTCAACAAGAAAGTGAAGCTGCATGTTGAAGCTGCATTAGTCAAGCAAGACGACGAATATGCCACAAAGCTGGAGCATTTACTTGAAGCTATCGACATTGATCATAGCAAAAAATTAGACAAAGTGTTAGAAGCTGTTGATAAGAACCACGCTGAAAAAATGATCAAAGTGGTTAAGAAATATAGTAAAGCACTTACCACAGAAGCAACCGAATTTAAAGAAGATCTTGTTAACAAAGTTAGCAAGTTTCTTGATCTCTACCTCGAAAAATTGATTCCACAAGAAAATATCAACGAGGCCGTAAAAAACAAGAGAGCTGCAACTATGCTCTCCGAAATGAGAAAAGTACTAGCAGTAGACGCAGCATTACAGAAAGAAAGTATCAAAGATGCTATTCTTGACGGTAAAGCGCAAATTGACGAGTCTACCCAAAAGCTTAATGAAATTGAAGCACGAGTTTCAACATTAAGTAAAGAAAACAATAAACTGAAAGCACAGTTAACTCTTGAGAACAAATGTTCTGGATTATCTGATGATAAAGTTGCGTTTTGTAAGAGAGTTCTCAAAGGTAAATCAGCTAAATTTATCTCCGAGAATTTTGATTACACGTTGAAGATGTTCGATAAAAATCACGAAGAACATCTTGAAGTTCTGCATGAACAAGCTAAAAAGCAAAATACTACCAGAAATATTGATCGTCCAGCTACAGTAATTACTGAATCTAGACAACAAAATTCTGGGAAAAGTAATGGTGCTTTAGACGCTTATTTGAGCGAACTTACTAAGTACTAAAATTACGGCTACTTCACCGAATTACATACTTAATTTCAGCGCTCGACAGAGTGCTATTAAACCCGTATAGAAAAAAATATGAATACTATTAGACCAACTCAAGCCTATATCGATCAGAATAGGGCTAAAGCGTTGTTGGAAAAATGGAATCCTGTTTTGGATTACAAATCTGATAACGTAAAACCACTCGAAGACGATCATATGCGTCTTAATACGGCCATGCTCTTGGAAAATCAAGAACAATGGTGTTTGAACGAAGCAAGTAACATTTCCGGCGGATTCGGTTCTGTTATGAGTAACGGTTCTGTTAACATTGGCCAATATGGCAACCAAATCCCTAACTCCTATAGTCAAGGTGATACCTACGCAACCGGTGACTTCCGCTTGCCGAAGATTCTTATCCCTATGATTCGTAGAACGTTCCCTGAGTTGATTACTAACGAAATCGTTGGTGTCCAACCTATGAGCGGACCTGTCGGATTAGCATTTGCTCTCCGTTACAAATACGAACAAGATGCTCTTGGTAATGGTATTGATGGTCAGCCTACCGCAACCGGAGTTACTAACGCAACTACTGGCACTGGTTTTGACCAGGATGGTAAAGAATTAGGCTATCAAATGTTAGATACCCGGTTTACCGGTACTTCATCTAGCAAATTGTCTGGTTTAGGAGCTGGAAGTGATTTCGCTTACGTTGATCAAGATCAAGGTGTTGCAAGATTACTTGCTAACTTTGAATTGACTGGTAAGATTCCTCAAGTTGTTGTTAGTTTTGAGAAAACAGCTGTTGAAGCTGGTACTCGTAGATTAGCAGCTCGTTGGTCTGTTGAACTCGAGCAGGACTTGAAGAACATGAACGGTATCGATATTGATACTGAATTAACCAATGCAATGTCTTATGAGTTGCAAGCTGAAATTGACCGTGAAATGCTTATGCGCATGGTCCAGGTTGCTCTTAATAATGGCTCTGGTAATGGTTATTCACTTTGGTCTCCTCAGTCAGCCGATGGTCGCTGGTTAGTTGAACGTAATAGAGACTTCTACCAACGCTTGATCATCGAAGCTAATCGTATTGCAATCCGCAATAGACGTGGTGCTGCTAACTTTGTAGTTTGTACTCCTCGTGTTGCAGCTATCCTTGAAATGCTCCCTGAATTCCAGTGGGTACCCGTTCAAGGTAATGTGAATACACAACCAGTCGGTGTTGCTAAAGTCGGTAATCTTGGTGGTCGTTTTAACGTCTATCGCGATACCCGTACCGAAGCTCAGTACGAACAGAACGCTGGGTATATTTCTCAACCTGATCAAGGTAGTTATTCACCTGCTGGAGCTCGTACAACCCGTGTTGAATATGCATTGCTTGGTTATAAGGGTCCTGAGTTCTATGATACCGGTATTATCTATTGCCCGTACATCCCTGTGATGGTTCAGCGGACAATCGGTCCTAACGACTTCTCACCTCGTGTTGGCTTGCTTACGCGGTATGGTGTTGTGGATAATATCTTTGGTGCTAACCTTTATTACCACGTGATTATTGTGAAGAACTTGGGTGAAGCATTCACTCCAGGATCACAAGCAGTGTATTTCTAATCGTAAATCGTTAGAAATTAACAACTTACAGAGTTACATTCGAAAGAGTGTAACTTTTTTTTGTTTATATACTATATATGAAACAATTAAACATACACCATTTTTCTAGAACTAATCAAGCATCTAGCTCCGAAATTTTGTTAGCAGGGCATAAATAATAATATGGCAACATCATACAATAATGGAGTATATGACAATAGTAATTTCACACCACCTCCTGGACCGGATAATTATAGCTTATCAGCTACACAATTATCAACATATTCAGCTGCATCCCCTTTATCAGGCACGACAGTTGAAGTAAATACGGTTGTTCTGGATTCTGCTGGTACACAAAATGGGGAAAATGTGGTTGGTGTTCTTTTTGATACGTTAACAACCCTTCATGAATTATCTGCATTGACGTTAACATCACCTGATGGAACTAATACAACAATCCGTTGCAGATTCCCTTCCGGTACTGTAATTTATACAGTTACTAAAAATGGATATAGTGTTAAATATACCATCCCGTCAGGAACACCTTCGTTATCTGGACTTGGATTAGCCGTCGGAGCAAATTATAGACGGTTAAGATTGTTAGGATATAAATAACAATCTTAACAGAAAATTGCAGGGCGAGCATATGCTCGCCCTTTTTTATTGTCTAGACATTTTAACAAACATCTCATTCACATCAAACAATGAGATATTCATTAAATGCTCATGCGAGCATCTATGCGGATTAATGTCCCAACCACCACGACGTACATATAAACATGTCACGGCCAACTCAATGGGAGAGAAACGACTCCAAAGTCTTTTGTAAATACATTCACAAATCTCTTCATGGAAATGATTCTCATTTCGAAATGATACAATATATTTCAATAAACTTTCTTTTGTCGGTAAGTGATTACCTTTCATATATATGAAAACATCTCCCCAGTCGGGTTGAGAAGTTACACGACAATTAGATTTCAACAAGGATGAGTGATAAAACCTACTTACAATTTGACTCGAGTTGATTGTATTAGTTGGTTCTAATAATGTTGGAGTTTCTGTATATACATCAAATTGCAGATCATCCGGGCAGTTATCTTCAAGATTAATTAGAGAATTTTTACCTGAACCATGATAAATCATTTCACATTGAGGTAGTTCTGGTACTTGATTTGCACCGAATAACTTAACTTGCACGTCGGTTTTAAGTAACTCAGATAAATCCCGGGATGCAATTCTTTCAATTTTTTCAACTACATCATGAGATGTTTCTCCTAAATGTGTCATGTTGAAACTATTCCAATACAACTTCATTGATTTAGATTCAACAATAAATTCACTTGTACATGGATATACTACCTTTGCAATTGCACTAACAGGCTTCCCTGTATTAGTTAATGCTGATATTTCGTATCCATTCCATACGTCATATCCTAGGAATGGTAAATTTTCTGGTTCGATATCTAGATATGTTCGATTATTTTGTCTCGGTTCACGAACCAATAAATTTGGATCATATGTCGATTTATAATCGCTTTTTTGTCCTAGATGTTTTGAGATGTTTGAATTATCAATTTTATCCATAGTTTTATTTTAAATGATTATCAATTATAGTCAATCTTTTTTCAATTGAGCCTTCAAGATTTACAACATTCGGTAATTTAGATGCATATGATTGAAATTTGTCACATATCCAAATATGATCCTCTAAAGATAGTTTTCGATCACCATCGTCTTTCCATGGCACCGGGTTACAATAAAAAATTGTAGTAATTTTTTCACTGATTGCATCGAATATTGCCTTCGCATAATTTACAACGTTCGTTGAAACTTTTCTCCTATAATTGAGCCATTCAGTGTAAACCAATCCATCTAAAATACAACGATCCGAAATATAAGATCTATTTTCGCATTGATAATTCAAATAGTTCATATGATGTATATCGAGAACTTTAATTTGAGTTTTATCATCTCCATCCAAATTTATCTTAAACCCTTCAGATTTTAATTGTCGGGTATGAGATGGTACAATATACCAATCATTAAAATTTGGATTAATGGATATATGTTCAATTAATGTAGTTTTTCCGGAACAACTAGGACCCGAAAAACTCACATATTTTAGATTTGATTTGTCTTGCGTAACCATTCGATTTCGTTTCTATGATATCTATGATAGTAACCTGTCCGACGAATTTCAACATGATTCGTTTCAGTATCTGCAATTGCATAGTGTTGGTTGTGGGTATCAATGTTGTAAACTGAATGAGTTGCATATGTTTTGTTTGACCAATCATATAAAACTGTATGACCAAATATTTGATTAAAAGGTTTATGATCCGAATTTATAGCATGAGCTGTGTTGTTTCCAATATCTTTAAACCAAATAAGGCCATCCGGATATTTTAAATATTCAGATGTTTGGCCATGAAATATTTCTTTCTCAACTTCTGCATTGAGTTTATCGTAATAATCATTAATTTGAAATGGTTCTGTTGTTCCAGTATCAATACCAGCGTGAGATAACAACCAATTATCCGACATGTATGCCCATTGTAAGTGGCTCCAGTCTTCTTTTGTTAAAATTTTGTTAATTTCAGTAAACTTTTCTTGCGTAAAACTATCTTTACATTTAACTGAATCGACATCGAAGATGTAATGGAGATCATGATTACCGATTAAGAATACAAATTTTTCATCATGAAGTAGACGTTTTAAGAACTGTGCGGTCATTATATTATTTTCAACCGTGTCATCATAATCATCAAAATAATCTCCAAGGAACACAAATTTATCCACATTATTATATTCTGAATCGATGATTAATTCAGCAACTTCAAATCGAGTATGTAAATCAGATATTACGCACAATCTCATATAATAATTATTATAGTAAAATAACTTTAATTGTCAATAGTCGTTCTTAAATAATTATTGTGGCTATTAACACAAAAGATCTAATAAAATCTAAATTACCATCAGAATCGGTTAATACGCTTTCGGTACCAAAACCTACTGATGAATTGGCTAATGTTGAATCATTAAATTCAAAAAATTTGGTTGACTCAGATAATCAACCATTACCAAGTAAAATCAAAGATCAAAAGATTGCTGAAGGTGTAGATAAAAACACTCCTGGAATAAGAGAATGTATTACTCAAAAAGTAAAAGATTTAGCTGGTATATTTACTGTATCTTATGGTATACCTACTATCGACCAATTTAGTTCAAGTAACGTAGGTGGTTCATTTACAACAGCTTTTGAAAATATTAAAACCACATTTACTGATACAATTGACGGTATTAAAAACGTGTTTAAGAGGAAGAAACAGAACAATTTAGATCAAGTTGAAACTGGAGGATTATCATTAAAAAAGTTTTTAGGGTGTGAAGAAGCTAATGTAAATTTCACATCAAGAGAACGGGTTCAAGCACAAACACAACCAGAAATTATAACTGAAAAGATTGATTCTGGAACAAAACAAAGTCAAGAAGCATTAGCAGATCAAGCTAATAATAATGTAGAACAACGGACACAACCACCAGCAAACAAATCGAAGCAGGTTGATGTACCTATTATAACTGAAGTAGAAAAAGCTCGACCAATACCATGGACTTTTTATAATCTCCGAATTTATGAAACCCCATTTTCGGAGCCTTTAACTCCGGAAATTAAACAGAAGTTAAAAAATGTAGGGTTATCGGTAATTAGTACAGAAAAAGAAGGTGATGAATTATTATTATTTGCAGTTAAAAACATAAACGATAATAGTATAAAATATTTGTATGATATTGTTTCAACGAAAGATAAAAATCCAGAAATTGCAAATTACGATACAACAATATATGAAGAAAAACTGAACGTTATAGATAGTTTACCTTCCGGGTATTTAATTGTTGAATTTAATGCGTATAATACAGGTTATAGTATAGATAATACAACAGGATATTACTATTCATCGACAACATTTATATTACGCGCTAAATACACCAGTATCAGCCGGTTTGTTGAAAACAGATATTCGGATACATTAGATGCAAAATTTTCGGATACATTAGATTCAAAATTTGTTAACGAATCCTCGTATATCGGTGCAGATAGAGGAGTAATACGATATTTTATTGAAGGGGAGAAAAAACCATATGGACCGAAATTACCGTATTTTGTGACTCAACTCAAGGATAAACTAAAATTATAATGAAAAAATATTACGGAAATTATTTAGGTATAGTAATACAAAACAACGATCCTCAAGGAAGAGGTCGTGTTAAAATTTTTGTCCCTCATATATCACCAACAGTTTATAAGAATTGGAATGAAATACCTAAAGATAAAAGATTTAAATTCCTAGGCAGTAATATTCATAGTGACCTCAATGATATATATGAGGATCTTAAAGATATTCTTCCATGGAGTATGTGTGCCTCTCCTATTACCGGTGAAATGTCTTCTGGTAGATTCAATGCACATGATGACCATGCGTCGATATCTGATAGTAGCTACTTCGGAGCTAACGGAGCACAACAGGGTAGTAGTGAAATTGATACAACTATAACCTCAAGTCAACAAAACTTGGAGAGCATTGGAGAGAAAGAAGGTAATATATATGAAAAGTATCGGTTTCGAGTTAATGATGCCTTTAACGACCCATTACAAACAAATGTAAATAACGTAAATTTGTTTACCTATGAATATTCCCCAAGTGTCTATTCCAATAAAGCAAAAGGATCTTTTGCAATTCCAGATGTCGGGGCACATGTTTGGGTATTTTTCCATGATGGTAATCCGTTATTTCCGGTTTATTTTGCTGCAAGTTATGGTAGGACTGATTGGGAAGGAATTTATGGTGGTGCTGAGGGGTATGATTATCCAGGACCATATGAGAACGTAAGTTTATCTAGTACTGAAGTAGGTAATCAAGATTTAGATTATTATAAGAATAAATTTGTTATCAATCAAAAAGGTGGAACGGTTGAGTTTATTAATTCAGATTATCGCGAGTCAATTAAAATTTCTGGCTATAGTGGAGGATTTAAAGAGTTTGCATTGAAAACAAATGTTGAATTTTCCCCACATAATGATCAAAAATTAGTTCTTGAAGATCAATATGATACAGTTCGTGGTTTTCGTAATGTTTATACCGGAAGAGATCATGATAATATTATCACAGGAGATTCATATCTTAAAATAGGTACATTCAATTTATCTGCTTATGAAGAATGGCATAATATTGTTGGGGGTATAGCTGATATTAAACAATTATTTGAACGAAGGAGAGCTGAAGCTCTAACGGATTCTCCATATTTAAAACTAACATCACAACAGCAAACCCAAGCTGGTCAATTTGCCGTGTGTCCTGTATGTTTAGGTTCAACCGGGGCTGATTATAATGTTTTGAACAATATAACAGCTACATATAATAATGGAATTATATCTGTTAAACATGATTCAAACAACATTCATTTATATACTCCAGTTAGCTATAGAAAAGGTAAAAATCCGACAATAACTCAATTACCACCGATATCTAGATGTCCTGTATGTAATAATACTGGACTCAGCCCGAGCTCTATGGATGGTATTTGGCTAACAGAAATTAAGAAATCTTATAGTCAGTACACGTCATTATACAAAAATAATATTACCCAATTAGCCGCACTTGAAGAGAAAATGGGTATAGGTGGCAGTCAAATTATAGATATTACCAAAAATAAAATTGAAACTATCGG